CATCTGGAATGCTTTCTGCTGGAACTATCGATAGTTCTGGTGTCTATTCTCCAGGTACTATCACCGCTAATCAACTGTCTGCTACTGCTGGAGAGGCGTTCTCTTACAGTGTTAGTTACACAGAAGCTGACGCTGTAATCACCAACGCTCCTACTGTAGGTGCTGTGAGTGCGTTCTCCAATCAGACTTCTAATGCCGCAGGATCAGCAGGAGATCTGGCAGGTACTATTGATAGCAGTGGTGCTATGAGTCTGACCGCAGGTGGAGCTGGTACTACAGCGACAGGACAATTCGTGACCGAACTGACTGTGAAGTAGAATGAAACGTCTACTCTTGTTATTACTATTCCTGGCACCGTCTGCTAAGGCGGTGCCCGTGGTACCAAATTTCACCCAGGGAAGTATGACGAGTTCGACTACCACCCGTTCTACTGTGAACGAGGTGATCAATAGTATGGATTATAACACAGGATATCAGTGGTCTGTAAGTGGCACTGGTGTTGAGGTTATAAATCAAGGTAGTATATCACCATCGACTACTAACATTAATAGTTCCGTTAACGGAGTGACTACAACATGGACAGGCGTAGGTTCAAGACCTTCATTCAAACAATCAGTTCCAGGAGCAGCGTTCCAGTACACAGAGACGCTGATGGGACCAGGACTCAGCAATCATACGATCATCGAGAGAGAAACGATCATCGAACAAACCACAGAAACTACAAGCGTCTTTACGCAGTAGTTGTAGCACTGTTGTGTGCCACACCAGCACATGCTGAGACAGTTGGTGGTGTGTCTGCTACGGCAGCGCCCGTGGCGAATAGTTCAGGCTCAGTGACCAATCAAGCTATCCAGGTTTTACAGGGTCCATACGTGACCTCTTCTTACGGGGACGGAATCCAGTGTCAGGGTAGTACCCTAAACATTACTCCGTATGTAACTACATCAGGTAACTTTCAGCGTCCCTATGAAGATTACTGGGACAGTCCTGTGTATGACATGAGAGATCTCGATGAGGATGGAGCACCAGATAATCCTGGCTCCATATTATACTATGTTCCGACAAGAACTGGACAGAAAGAAATATATAACATCGGTGTAGGTTTCTCTGCCACGTGGTCTATACCATTGGACAAAGAACAGATCGCATTGTGTAAGGAAGCAGCAAAGTCACACAATGAGTATCGTGCTCAGATGACTGCTAACAAACGCCTTGACTTTGAGCTAGCTCGTCTCAAGAATTGTGGAAATTTGTTGAAGGAGGGTATCTCCTTCCATCCTCGCAGTCCGATGTATAAAATCTGTGCTGATGTAGTGGTACAAAATGTCAACACCATCGCACCACATCGACACACTATTCCTTCCCCTTCAACTTCCGAATCGCGTGTGAGCGAACGCGCTGCTGATCTCGGCGGTCCTTTACAGACTCAATAGGAAGTTTCTTTCCTATAAGTTTCTGTGCTTTAGTAATAACTTTCTTGACCACTGGTTTGATCACCTTCAGTAGGAGATCTGCCAGTGGTTTTGCTAACAGTGCTGATGTCGCAGCAACTACAGCAACGGCAGCAGTAGTTGTTGCTGCCTCTGGTGATGGTAGATATGTCTCAACCCAATTAGTTTCAGGCTCTGGTGCTGGTTGTTCTTCTACTACAGCAGTGACAGGTTTCTTAGGTATGTCTGGTGCTGCTGGTGCTGGTGTTTCAGGTGGTCCAGGTACAGTAGGAACAGGAGCAGACTGTTCGATCGTCAGGTTCTCAGGTTCATACTGAATAGGATTGAACGATGGTGTCTGACCATCACAGAATACCTTGGCACCCTTTGGATCATCGTCCACTACATTCTTATTGTCACCACTCTTCTCGTGAGCAGTGACACAACCAGGCATATTAATAATAGGTGTGCCTATCTGTACAGTTACAGGCGCACCAATAAACCTAGCCTCTGTCACAGGAGGGATCTCCCTGATAGAGGCACCAATATCATTTATTCTGACAGTCTGTACGTTAAGGGGACTGATCCCTATTTGCTGAATCTCCATGTTCAAAGTTGTAATCAGTCAGCATGGCAAACATACGCATCTTCAGGAAGTGAAGAAACTCTTGTTCTTGGGCGGGTCTCCTTGGAGCACCAGGCCATGTCTCAATGGCATAACATAAGTGATAATAAAGAGCGCGGACCTCATCGATCCCCATGTTTATCTCACAATACCATTCGTCATCGGGGAATTGTTCCATGATTCTTTCGCGTCTGCTGATACGGCAATCCCGATGATGAATGTAGCAGCAGCAATTACTGCGCCAGCTCCAGCAACCCAGCGTTCCAGAACACGGATGCGATCGGTAAGTTTTTCCAAGTCTTCATTGGTACGATCAATACGTTGATGTACCATCTCAATGCGACGAACAGAGTTCTCTAGAGTGCTCTCTAGCACTGCTAGTTTAGTATCCTGCTCGGCATCTTTGTTAGTAAGGTCACTCATCTTCTAACTCACTGAATGCTAAGGTCATGATTGTATATATGTAATAGGACACGCCAATCAACAGTATAATAAGACTAATGATCACGCTCCACGTCGGACTGTTGATGTCCTCTAGTGGTCTTAGTATGAGGTTCATGTTTGGCGAAGGGTTCCCAATGTTCCCAACCGTATTTATGAACCAGGTCCATACCTATAATAGGTACTACAACCAGGAGACAGGCTAGGATACCTATCCCCAGGTCACTCTCCATCGTATGTCTAACGAACAGGATCATCTTTCTTCTTGATCTCAGGTGCTTTCTTCGGTGCGCTACCGTTCTTCGCAGGAGACAGTCCGAACGCAGCTAACGATCCACTGAACACCGAGGCGATGAATGTAGGATCAAAGTCTAAGATCTTTTGCCCATTAGGCAAGCGTACATATGAGAATGTCAGGAGACTAGCACTCCAGATGAGTACCACTACCTTTACTAGGTTGCCAAGGACTTCACTTTTATCTTCATGATCTTCTTCTACCTTGGACTTAATTTCTTTTTCGTCCATTGTAATCAGAATGATTCATGAGTATTTAGAAAAACCTCTGGGCAAAAAAATACCCCGAAATTTTTTTCGAGGTTTTTTGTAATCAGTTTTCGGATTTGATATAGTTATTCTCTTCTAACCATTGCCGTGTCAGTGGTGTCAGCTCATAGTCTGACCACATAGTACCAGCAGCACAGGATTGAAGTGCTTTCATTGTCATGCCTTCAGTTCTACCTGCCCAGGTTGCTTCCTTCTCCCATGGGATAGCATGTGGTGTGTGTCTGTAAGTATCTTTAGCAATAGCTTGCCAGATCTTAGGCACATCCTCTTCGTTGTGAATGATAGCGATCATACTGTTGTCGATCGTACCTGCCATACAATCTTGAGCAGCGTGCCATCCTTCATGTCTCATCACTGACATCAGAACACCAGGACGATGCATGTATGCCCTGCTGAGGAAGAAGTTGTTACCTACAGTATGGTACACACCTCTGTGACCTACAGGAAAATACTTCTGGTCAGCTAGAAACACATTAACTCCGACCTTATCCAGGGCAGAGAGCATTGTGTCGAACTCGTCAGCAACAACAGTATAATCACTGTTGGGATAAGCGTCAGCAATATCACTGATGCTTTTGACTTTAGCGACTCCATCGGTACACTCCCTGAGTAGCATACAACCCATGGCATCCATGGTGAAGTATCCTTTGGTAGGTTCAGATCTTACAGGTGCCACTGCTCCATGGAGCATACCAAAAAGGGCACCACTGATAACAACGTCTCTCAACCTCATGGCATGGGCACGGCGGGGGGAGCAATAGGTCCAGTAGTCTCAGGCAGTGCTGGCATAGCAGAGTCCAGCAGTCCAGGCAGAGCGTTGCCTACACCATCGATAGCTGCTTGAGTTACCTTCGCCTTGACACCCTCTACGATAGCATCACGCTGTACATAAACAGCGACGCCAGCGCCAACAGTGGTAGCAGATAGAATAAACCCCGCAACACCGAGTACATTAATTAGTCTTTGCATAGTAAGCCTCATAGTATTTAATAATTCCGAAGGATGTAGCGTTACCTTGCGAAACCCAATCGTGAGCACATTCATACAAACTCTGGGTGCTATAGGTAGGTTCACCATTCGGTTCCATCGGAGGTCCATACTTCTTGAGAAGAATAGTCAGGACCTCATCCCTCAGTTTTAGTTTGGCATCTGAGTAACGCCAGTCTTCACGTGTTGTCACTTGAATCCTCCTTTGTGATCCATGACCTGAATACTAACACAGTTACCTGTCTGACACCACTCGAACCAAGCAGCACGTGCTAGGTCCCAGTCATCAAAGACAACTGCCTTCTTATTCTTGAACACAAGCTTGTACTTGTGTCTGTCATAGGGTTTGTCGCAGGTCTGCTTAAAGTAAGTCATGAACATTCCAGTGGAGGTTACCAGCGACAGTGACACGTTCCTTATCCGTTGAGTGGAAAGGATACACAGCATGTCGCGTGTTGGCAGGGAACATAAGCATTCGCCCGTTCCATTTGAAATCCACAGGCAGGAGAGTGTTCTCTAATTGAAAGCACCCATCACTGCCATGGTTCTTTCTCTCATCTGCCCCGTAAGGCAGGTCAATAAAGATCACGAAGCTCATAACTCCGTGGTGAGAATGAAGTGGATTGTACTCACCCTTCCTCTGGAAGTTAACCCAGAGGTCACGCAGTTTGAGGTAGCGTTTGTCGTAGACGGATCCATTCCATGGGCAAGTGTTGAGGCAGGGATTTCCCTGTCCCTCTTCACTATACCACAAGTTTCCTGCTTCTAGCAACAGGTAGTCTTCCAGTCCACTAACTGGCACTAGGGATGACTGCTGCTTCATAGCACCGACGAGTCTATCGTCCATGTCCCAGCAGTTGTCACTCCTACGTGCCTTTGCTTGTAGTCTCAGTTCTTTGTAGAGATCAATCGGTAGTTGCGTCAGCATCTTTATCCCTTACATCATAAATGATTTCAATTTTTCTCCAGCGTTGAGTGCGATCAACACATTCAAAGTGATGTGCCTCACCCTCAAGGAGTTCGCTAATCTTTTCGACCAGATTGTTAGCGATGTTCATGTTGGTCACGTTCATTCTGCTGCTCTCCATTCCTTTCTCATCTCCACATAAATCGGATCTTTAGCTGCCAGGTCTCTCTTTTCTTTGAAGATCGTTGCGGACCTAGCCTTTTCACAGTCGCGCCATTCTGCTGACTGTGGTGTGCAATTACCCTGGGCGTCATATTTTTTCCCCGAAGGATGATTAGCATACCGTCGGGCGCGAGTAAATCCCATCTCAAGGAACTTCCGAGCCATGTCCATACCAATGAAATCCTGTCTGGACTTGTAGTCACAGAACATTTGGTATATTGTAGTAGAAGATTTGTGAGCCGCAGTTTCATTTACGAACCTCCAATGAGCGCATATGTCGTTAGTGTAAGGGCGTACCA